GATTGCTTCTATGTCCAACTCACAGTGGATACCGTCACGGTCACGCACCATCTCGTCCACCTTGATGGAGACGCCGCTCTTTCGCCAGGCATATATCAACTGACCGGCTATCTCCTGGAAGTCAGGTGGGTCAACGATATGGTGGTCGGTTATCTGCCTCTCATAACGGCAGACGCTGGCTACCGTGCGCCTCAGTTCCCTTATGTCCATCGGCGGCGTGCAGGCTTCGGCGAACGGGGTCAGGATGGCATAGATTATGTCCTCTGCCAGACCTGACTTGTGGAAGTAACCCACCAGACGGGCGGCGGTCTGGTTGCGGTAGGACTCACCCACCCCTTCCAAAGCCGTCGTCACCCACGGTTCGTAGTCGCCCACAGGTCGCTCGATTGTCGCCGCCGGTGTCTTCACTACCGGCACGGCGCACTTGGTTATCAACCACTCCGGTGCCAGCACGGCCTGGGAGTTGTCCTCCCACTCGTAGGAGTCGCCGGATAGGTGGACGCTGGGTGCCACGACGATATAGCCGCCGTCACCCCTGACATCTATCCCCTTCGCCAGCTTCGTACCAGCGTCATTGCGTACCTCGACGTTGGCAGGTAGCTTATATACCCAGTGCTGGCCTCCACCCCCCGTAAACGCCGTCATGGTGCTTGCAGGGCCGTGGTTATCGAGCAGGTCGTACCAGTTAGTGACGCCGTTCACGCCGTCGTCCTCTTTCACGTCGAGGTCTACCGCCATGATGCCGCTCACCTGACCGGTGCGTACCCCGATGTTGGAGTCGGGCCACTGTACCCACCATTCCTTGATGACCTGCTGGTCTTTGGTGGCGTCATTCAGGCCCTTGGCTGTACGGGGGTGCTTGCCTGGGCTGCCGCAGTCCGGCTGACCGCAGGTGCAGGCCCCGTCCTTGATTGAATGGACAGGGAACACGGCCCAGTCATAGGTGGATGCGTAACGACCAGCCGCCACGGCTAGTTCATTAGACGCCGTTGTCATTTACACTCGCCTCCAATAGATTCTCACGCAACTGTTGCGTCTTCTTCCTGTGGTAGTACGCTCTGGCATACGCCCTACGGCATATCCGGCACCGGCGTCCGGTGTACTTGACACCAGATGCCCCAGTCGTGGTGACTATCATGGTGTTACTCTGGGTGTACAGGTGGCCGTTGGAGCATTCGGTGTGGGAGGCATCCCGCTTACGCCGTTGACCAAAGCCAGCGCGTTGGCAGGTTATACCACAGAATGTGTCCTGGGCACCCTTCTTCAAACGGTACAGGTGTACCTTCTCCTGCCGCTCGAACGTCACGCCGCATTCGCCGCAGGTCAGGTTGACGGTTGGAAGTTCCTTGACCGCCACCACCGGCACTGGCTTTGAGTGGCGAAATCCTGGGCCAAGTAGCTGGCTGACACGTTGCCGGGTCAGGCCCATCGCATCCGCTATGGTCTGTAATGTCCACATAGGGTTCTTCCTCCTCAGTTCGTCGGCAGTATCCCTTAGAGCCTCTGAATACTCCTCCTCTGCACGGTCTTTTCTGTCTCGAATCTCTTGTAGTTTATTTACCATCCTCCCTCCGGTTGAATTCCAGGCTCACAGTGGCCTCACGCACCATCTCCAGTATCTCGCCCAGCCTGGGGTAGGTGGCGACCAGGGCTTTAATCTGCTGGACATTCCACTTCCCGTCAGCAGGCTTCGGTGCGGTATAGACCTTCTCCAAATCCAACGAGTTCAGGATTTCCAAGAGCGGTAAGAACCCTGCCTTGTTCTTGGTGTAGTCGTAGGTCTTCTTACGACGGACGTGGTAAGTCTCTGACGGGATGCCGTCTGAACCCTGCTCGTCCATGTACTGGAACAGTTTCATCCTGGCCCTGTCACGGGCCTCACGGGCCTCACGGTAGTACGCATTGGCCTCTTCGTACTCCCTGAGTATCATGTCTGCATACTCGTCACCGGTCAGTAATTCTCCAGTCACGACATTCACTGCACTATCTGGCATCATTGGCCTCCTTCATACTTTCACCCCAGCCGCAGTTACACTCGTCATGCCGGTAGCGACGAGAAGCTAGACGCTCTCTCGCCGCCGTGTAGTTCTCCAGGCTAGTGTGGTGGGCGCATTCGATACACGCCATGGCTCCGCAAGCTATCAGGAATACGTAGTCGTGGTCACACGCTCCACCCATCTTCTAATCCTCCTCAACCACTTCTTCAGCTTCCTCTGACGGCAACGGTTCGACGGGTACGTTCGACACGTTGTGGAAGTACTCGTCACGGTACTGACGGAAGACGTCCCAGTCGATACCACCGTCTAAAGCTTCGAGACCGGGTAGCAGTTTGGCTACCGCCAACTGAGCTATAATGTTCTCACAGTGGCCCTTGACCACGCCCTCGATTTGGAATGTAGGGTTCTGTCCAACATCAACACTAGAGCCGGTGCCATTGGCTGACCTTGGGCTGTTGACCTGTTGGCGTGGCGTGTTGAGATTAGCCTGGGCCAACGGGGTGCCTTCGCCTGGGGATAGACTCTCTAGGTTCCACCAGTAACTGGAGCAGTAATCAGCATTGAGCGGCACGCCATTTTTTTCTTTCAACTTGCCCCGACTCAACTCGACAAAGACCAGGTCACGTTCTTCAACAAGGTTGTTGGTGAAGTTCTCAACTACGGTGGTAACGTTCCCCTCATCATCTTGCTCTGGAACTAACCGGGTATGCTCGACCTGCATCTCCTTCCCATTCTCGTCTAGATAGATAAGCTGGTCAGGATTGATGTAGATACTAGTCTCGTATTGAGACTGCGGAAGTTTAGTGGACAATTCCAATACCCACTTGGTACCGGCTTGACTCAGGTGCTTCCGATTCACCCTGGTCAGCCAATTGAATGCCTCCGGTAATACCACCATGTTCTCAGTAACCATTCATCCTCCTAGTATTTCGGGTTATATGGATAGATTACGTTCTCTGAGCCACAAGCCGCACACTCTATGATGCTATCTACCGGCACTATCCGGTGGCGTATGGCCCCACAGTCCTCACACTTCATTATCGCCAGTTTGCTCATACCTGCCTCCTACCCTTATCGTAATCGATACCCCAACTGTTGTCAAGGGGTCTTGCGTCACGGTCTACCGGCCTCCTGTTTAGTCCATGACACATAGTCATCCACCCACATCTTGACCTCATCAGCTATGTCGTCCAGGTTCTCGTAGTATTCCATCATGTCGTCCATGATGTACCCGACCTTCTGCTGGAAAGTAGGTTTACGTTGCTCTTGTTTATCCGATGACATGGTTACCTCCTCGTCCTATCGTGTCCTATGTGCCAACAATCGTGCTGACCGCACCTGTATGGGACAATGGGAGCGGCGGTCAGTGCTAGTCTGTCCGTCAGTGTCAGTGATGCCTCTAGTGCTTTCTCCTCCGTCTTGAACCTCAACTTATCGGAGCAGTTATGCACGCCCTGCTTCATGGTGGAACCTCTGCGGAAGGTCTTGACGTACTTGTCCTTCCGCACGTTCCGCTTGGTGACCCGTCGTTGTATCCGGTTATGTTTCGCTAACACCTCCCCTCCTTTGGTATATGACGTGGATTGCGCCCTTGCATTCGCCGTTACATTCGTCGTGACCGTGGTTGTCCTTGAGGATTGCCCCACTACCGCCTACCTTCTTCTTGGTCATTACGCCTCCTCCTCCTGTGTCTCTTCGCAGTAGCAACTGCCGTATTCCCTTACCATCCACTTCGGGGTCTCGTCATTCACCGGCATGGCCCGACAGTTCGGACATTTCGGTGGTATCAGACTGTAGTCGTATTCCATCTAGTCCTCCTTCGTTTTTGTGCCTCTTCCCTTATCGTAGCAGGTGCAGTACGGTGTTGTCAAGGCCCCTTGCATGACCTCATAGATTCCCATGCTTCGGCTATCTCGTCGGGGGTGCGGCGCGGCCTGCCGGGTATCATGTACGCCAACTCCCTACGGATGCATCTGGGACAGCCGTACCCGACGATGCGGTACGACATGTTTGCTATGTATTCCATGATGTCCTTATGGGTGAGGTAAGCCTGTACACCGTGGTCACAAATCACTGTGCCGCCTCCGCAAAGTATGGGTTGTCGTCGCTGAATGCTATGAAGCTGGACTTGGGGTCTAGTCCGTCGTGCTGACAGGCTAAGTCCCACCACACAGCCCGACAGACGGGGTGGAACCCAGACCAGTCCGCCCTGCCAGGGAGGTTCTCTCTGGCGTATTGCTGGAACTGTTCGGTCTCTTCTTCGTTTAGGTCTCTGAACATGGTGCCTCCTGTTGACAGTTTAGATTTGGGTATGCTAGTGTCTGCGAAACCGCTTCTCCGGTTGCTAGGAAACTGACACCTGACTTGATAGTCCAGGCACATAGTTAGTTTCGGAGAAGCTAGCAATCGGAGGAGCGGTTATTTTATTGGGCGGTGTTGCCGATACCGATACACCAGAGACATAGAGGAGCGTGGTCGCCAGCTTATGGCTGGAGAGACCTTAACCCAGTTTGCCACTGGAGATATAAGATACCGGACGGTGTTGATTATGTTGGGACTACGCCATACGGTGGGGAGGGGTGGGTGGAGTCCAACCTGTGACTAGCACCTACCTACTACCCTCGTCGGGAGGGGGAGTCCAGAGGGGGAACCGATGAGGTTCCCTCTTTGGCCCTTGCGGGTAGCCCTAAAAAATTTGGTATCCTAGTAACTGACCTGAAAACTCAGAGGGGCGTTGCCCACGTTTTCAGGTCTGCTAGTTACGAGGAGAAGCTATGTCTCTCGAAAGAAACTACAAGTTGACCTCCAAGCAAATTCGCTTCGCTGAACTCGTTGCCCTGGAGGGCAAGAAGCTGGTTCATGCTTGGCGTGAGGCTTACGACACCGACCCCGACACTCCAATGACCACCGCCAGACCTGCCGCCTCCAAGTTAGCCGCCACTCCCCGTGTCGCTGAATATATCCAGCAGTTGCGTGACGAGGCTAGAGAAGAACTCATCAGGCAGAATACATGGTCTAAGTGGGACGTGATTGCCAGGGCTACCAAGCACATGGACGGTGCCGCCGACGCCAAGCAATGGTCAGCCGTCAATGGTGCGTTAGCCCAGATAATCGACCTTGAAGGTCTGAGTGCGACCAGAAAGGTGGAGGTCAGCGGTAATATCGAGGTCTCCCACTACGCCCAACTAAGTATGGAACAACTTGAGGAGTTAGCCAAACGGGCTGACGCTCTCCC